ATTTTTCACCCCCTCACCTATACAACACGAAAAAAGCGGCCCGGAGAAAGCCACGGCGTTGACATGTATTTTGTCACAGAAACCGAATGGCACTCCGGGCATAGCCAATATTGCGCCACCGGAAAGATAAACGGGGCAATGTATGCCACAAAAACCGACGATGTACGCGACGCACTAGCCAACGGGAAACGGGTAGTTATCCTCCTAGATTCGAATGGCGCCGAAGAATTTATAACACATTTTCCCGGCTCGATTGTTGTTGCCCTGCTACCTGAAAAACGAGGGTCGTTAGATAAACACCTATTAAAACGTTGGCCCGCAAAAGGACCATTATTTGATGAACGCGTTAAAGGAATTGATCGGGAAATTATTGAAATTTCTCGCCTCCCAATCGACTACACCATCGTCTCCGACTCCCTCGACGACATTGACTCCGCCGTTACAGCCCTCGTCTTTCCCGAGCTTCGTACACAAGCGGCTTGAGGGCCTCTACCCTCCCTTTAAAGACGATGTCCTAACACTAATGCGGCTTTGTCATGACAAGGGGCTCTACATTTACCCATGTGACGGGTTTAGGTCCTTTGCAGCGCAAGATGCCTTATTTGCAAAACAAAACGGCACAACAAACGCCAGGGGCGGCGACAGCTACCACAACTACGGACTCGCTGTAGATTTCGCCTTCGATAAAGATTTGAACGCCGAGGGAGTGCAGTGGTCGTGGTCTGGAGATCACGCTTGGGACCAGGTTGCCGCTATCGCTGACAGCCTAGGGCTAAAGTGGGGCGGCAGCTTCAAAACCCTGAAAGGGGATTTAGGTCATTACGAAAAGAGTTATGGCTATTCGGTACAATACCTCAAAGGAGTACATATTAAATGGGGATTAAAAGAAGTTTGGAAAAAACTAAAAGAGTCAGAAAATTAGTGTTTGCCTTGGGGCTTGCTGCCGCTACTGGCGCATCTATTTACGGGTTTAACATTGTTCATGCATGGTTTGACGTTCGTTTCAATGTTCTTTTGCAAGGCATTAACATGGCCCTGCAAACCGGGTGCTTTTAATGATTGAACGCATCCAACTTCGCTACCCTTTGCCTATTTACGGCACCTCCCTGTCTCACGGTGAGAAGGTGAGACTTAGCCAATCTCAATATGGTGTGACGGCCCTCATCCCCGCAACACGCGAAAGCATCTTAGTGCCTTGGAGTAATATCATTTCTATCTCAGAAAGTTTCGAGCATGCCGAAAACCCCCCCAACACCGGCAATGAAGGACGCGGTGTTTCAGGAATTAGCGAGGCGGGCGAAGATAAACCAAGCGCCCCAGCAAAGCCCGCGAAAACGCTTCGACCCAAAAAACCTCTGCAAGCTTCACCCAAAGCAGCTTAAATTTATTGAAGATAAGAGCAAGTTTAAGGCAGCCCATTGTTCCCGCCGCGCAGGCAAGACATATAGCATAGCCGTGGACATCATAGCCACAGCCCTTGAAATGCCCGACATAGAACTTGCTTACATCACCCTATCCAGAACGTCTGCAAAACGCATACTTTGGCGACAACTCTTAAAATTCAATCACGACTACGAATTAAACGCACACATTAACCAAACTGAACTTACAATAACATTTCCCAATAACTCAATCATCCACTTAGCCGGAGCGAAAGACCAAGAAGAAATCGAGAAATTCCGGGGGATGGCGTTTTACAAAGTGTACATCGACGAGTGTCAGAGTTTTAAATCCTTCTTTGGCTACCTCATTGAAGAAATTTTGCTACACACGTTAAAGGACTACGACGGCCAGTTAATACTAACAGGCACACCGAATGCAATATGTGCCGGCCCCTTCTATGAAGCCTGCCACAACTTAGGCGACTTCAGAGGGTATAAGGTACACCACTGGAGCATATTAGATAACTTTGCCATCGAAGAAAAATCAGGAAAATCTCCGGCCGATATGTTATCTGAGGAACTTTCCCGACGCAAAGTGGATGAAACCGACCCCAAATATCAACGCGAGTCCTTAGGCATTTGGGTGAAGGATCTTAACAGTTTAGTTTTTAAATTCACCACTGAGAAAAACACCTTCACCGAAATACCCCGGGACATATCTTTCGATACAATCATTGGCATTGACTTAGGGTTTGATGATGCTTTTGCCCTCTCCGTCCTTTGTTACAGCACCCATCACCCCTGTGTCTACCACGTCGACGAGTATGTAAAAGCAGGCCTCACCCCGACACAATGTGCGCAAGTTATTGCGCGTTATGTTGAACGCTACAAACCCACAAAAATCGTGGCGGATACGGGGGGCCTAGGTAAAGCCATTGTCGAGGAATTCAAGCAACGCCACAACTTAGACATTTATCCCGCCGAGAAGAAAAACAAGTTTGAATATATCGAACTTTTAAACGATGATCTACAGGCCGCCAAGATTAAAGCCTTTGCAAAGTCGCAGGTTGAGCATGATTGCCGATATGTTGAGTGGGACGATTCCTACAACAAGCGTGTCATCTCAACCGCTTTTCACTCCGATATCCTAGACGCGTTCTTGTACGCGTGGCGCGAGTGCTACCACTATCTCTATGAGGGTGTGGATTTAGCCCCCCGCCGAGGATCTCCAGAATATTACACCCGGCTTGAAGCCTCATGGATTGACGCAGAAAACACCGAGTTTGCTCTTCCCACAGAGGAAGAAAAATTCAACGAAGATCCCGGCACTTTATTTTTTAATGAGGAAGTAAATGACCTTTAAAAACGCCGCAGCACTTAAGAAATTTCTTTTGTGGGCCTCTCAGCAAAACACATTTTCAACACTAGAAATCGACGGGGTGAAGGTGACATTTCGAGAACCCGACACCTCCCCCACGCTAGACACCAATGTGGCCCCAGAATCCGAAGAAAATTACCGAGATATGCTTTTTTACTCAGGAACTAGATTGTAATGTCTGATATAAAAGAACCAGGAAAATATTGGTGGAAACTGTCGAAAAGTGACAGTGCGGATGCCGTTTTTGAGAAAATAAAATACCTCAAAGACTACCAACCCCAGCAAGAAGACATTTTGCAGTGGGTGCAAATGTACGGCAACCTTTCTGTAATGGGCCTAAGCCCCTCGACGTACAATGAAACCGTCGACGGCCCCAAGAAACGCGGCCCCACCCACCGCCTCACTTTAAATATCATCCAACCCATGGTTGATAGCTTAGTCAATAAAATTACCCAATCCCACCCACGCATTCAAGTGGTGACGGACGGGGCCAAGTATTCACTTAAGAGCCAGGCAAAGAAATTAACGAAATTTCTTGACGGTCTTTTCTTCCAAACTGATTTTTACAATACGGCTATCAAGGCCTTTCACGACGCCTGTTGGGCCGGAACCGGGGTATTGAAAATCTTTCGCGACGGCGACAACGTAAGTGTGGAGCGGGTTTTCCCGGGGGAAATTCGTGTAGATGACTGCGAGGCTATGTACACCTCCCCCCGAGCAATGCACCAAGTAAGACAGGTTCCGCGAAGTCAGCTTGTGGTGCAATATCCAAAGCACGTTGACGCTATCGAAAAAGCCGAACACCCGGACGATAATACAGCCGTTACAAATCGTTTTTATGACATGATTGAGGTTGTCGAGTCTTGGCACCTGCCGAGCACTAAGGACGCATCCGACGGGGTGCATTCTATAGACATCCAAGGTGCAAACCTACTTCGCGAGGAGTATACATGCGAGAAATTCCCTTTCGTGTTTATCCGCTTCGCAGAACGCCCGCTAGGATTTTGGGGGCTTGGAATATCTGAAATTTTGCTGAATGACCAGTACGAGCTAAACCGCCTACTCCACACCCTACAACTTTCCTTTAAACTTTTCGGTGTTCCCAAGATTTTTATTAAAAAAGGAAACCAAATAATTTCCTCCAAGCTTAATAACTTGGTTGGCGGGATTATTGAATATAAAACCGATAAGCCAACATTCGAATCCCTAGGCACCGCTATCCCCGTTGAAATATTGCGCATGATTGACTGGATATACGAGCGCTCAATTGAAAAGGTAGGTATTTCCCAACTATCCGCACAATCAAAGAAACCCTCGGGCCTTGATTCCTCACCAGCCCTTCGGGAATTTTTGGACGTAGAGGCGGCCCGATTTTTCACCCTCTCTAAACGTTGGGAGGAAGTATTTGTACAGGCCGCCGAGCACATGGTTGAGATAGTCAAAGAAATCGCGGAAGATAATAACGGATCCTTTACCGCCCGCACAGTGGGGGCAAAATTTTTAGAAGATATTGATTGGGCCGACATCGATTTAGACGACCAGTCTTATTTAATGAAATCCTTCCC